TTCAGCATCAAGACCATGAACTGCTTTCAGGTCTTGGGCGAGTTCGAGCGAATACTCTGCTTTCAGAGCGCGTGACTTGGCAGTCACAGTGACCTTCTCGATCGAGAAGTTCATTTCTGCGAAGGCGTTGCTAGAAGCATCGCCAAGTGCCTCACTCTCAGCAGTCGGCATACCGTCAGAGACGGTGTAGGTGCCGCTGTCGTTCAGCAGACCAGGGTTGGTGCCGCTTTGAGCGGTACGACCGAGATCAGATGCTGCGTTCTCAGCAGAGAACTCTGTGTTCGCTTCGTTAAAGAAGGACTCAGCGCCAGCGGTACGGTTGGTGCCATAGCGTGAACGCATGGCAAAGATGAGACCAGTAGGTCCAGTCATCGGTTGAACGCCAGCGATATCATAGGCGATCAACTTGGGCATGGAGCGTCTGATCAGACTGATCAGAACAGGGTCGAAACCTGCAACAGGACCTGTGGCGGTGCTGCTACCAGAGAAACCTGCTGTGCCAGCAGACATCGTTGGGGATGCTTCGTTGAGCATTCCAGATTCCTCACGGAGGAATTTCTCTTGGTTTTCGAGCAGGATGGAGGTGACGGCCTTTCTGTACTTATCAGAGATGTTAGAGATCTCAGAATGTTCCAGAATGGGTGCCCACTTCTCCTGCAAAGATTCGGAATTGAACATTTGCTTTAATACTTAATAGGGTTTTAGTGTGGATCCTTATTTAATCACTTAGCCCAGCGGGAAAGTGCTTGGACGTAGTGGGACATTGCCTCACCTACGACCTCGTTCTCAACCTGAACGTCTTCGGTGACAGTAGTCACTTCGGGTTTGGTAGAGAAATACGACTCACGAAGTGTCGTAACCTTCCCACGGAAGGATTCTTCATCATCAAACTCAACTCCCTCAGCAAGAGATGCCAACTTTTCACGTTGTGAAAGTGACAGTCCTTCGCTCAGTTCGCTCACAATCCCATTCTTGATATAACCGCCAACCTCTTTCGAGAGGTCAACGTTCTCTTCGATCTGTTCGTTGAGTTTAGTCTGCATAATATCAAGTTGCTCGGTCATTTCGTCAACCAAGTCAACTTTCTCATCGGGAAGATCAATGAAATTCTCGACGAAAACCTGTTTGAGACCAGTCAGAACACTCTCTGCCATTTCGGTTTTGATACCGTGCTCAATGGCGAGCGTGTTGTCCTTAGCCCACTTGCTGACAGCAAACGACAGATACTCGTCTACTTGTTCGGCAAGTTGAGACTTGACGGTTTCAATTTCTTCTTCAAGAACCTTAGCGTAATCACCATGGATACGATTCAGTTCTTCATTGAGGCGGGAAACAACTGCCGCTTCAAAGATGGTTGCTGCTTTCTGCTTGAACTCTTCACTCAGGTCTTCACCTTCGGTTAGAGCAGCAACATCAGCGGAAAGATCGATAGTCATTGTTTCGACTACTTCTTCCTCAGCAATCACTTCTTCACCTTCTACCTCAGCATCTTCCTTTTTAATGGAACCGCCTTGGGATGCAGATGCATCAGAAGGTTTTGTGGTAGGTGCAGTTGCACTCTTACCGATGACTTTGTACTTGTTACTTTCGTCATCAGGCTTCGAGTTCTGAGGGGTTGGTCCTCCCAGATCCTGTACGCCGCCGAGACCGCTACCTTCATCGGACAATTTGCCCTGAGGATCTGCTGCCTTAGCGCCAGCAGTGACGCTCGATTCATCTAGTGTTGTTTCAATCTTGTCAGACATTGGGGTCTCCTTAATGCTACGAATTGAGTGATTGCTCTAATTATTTATGATTACAGATTTTTCAGAAATTCTGAAAACGCGGAAATCTTTCTTTCTTCCAATTGACTTGCCGCAGCATTGTCAATTCTCTTTTTGATTTGGTCGATATGGGACTCAGAAACTGAACCATTTGCCCAAACCCATTCTTTTCCTTCCATGATTCCATTGACAAATGCCTCAGGAGCAGAAGGATCTGCTACGATATCAGCAGCAGTGGCGAGCATAAAGTCTTCGCCAACAATTTTGATACCATTTTCTTCTTTGATAGAACCCAGACCGCGTGAGGAAACACCCAGTTTGACGCCTTCATCTAGAAGTTGTTTTGCAATCTTACCCATAGGGGTTTCAAGCAAACGTGCTTTACCAATAAAATTGTTACCCTCTTTTCTCAAAGAAGTAATCAAATGTGATGCACGATCAAGGTTGATAGTAGGACCGTCAGGATGACCCAACTCACCGAGAGCACGACCAGTCTTTACGAAAGACTCGTTATACTTCTCAACCTCACGTTCCATGGTACGCATGGGATACATGCGACCATTACGATTGGTGATTTCGGCTTGAAGAAATACACCTTCAATACAGGTGCTACGCTTACCGTTCTTACCTTCGGTAATTACGATCTTAGCGTCTTCAATTTTCTCCGTTATCAGTTTCATCAGTTGGTTCCTCTTCGGTTTGATCGGGGGGTACAGCGTCTTCTGGTTGCTCAGTATTCTCAGGACCCTCTTCGGGCGCTGCGAACATTGCTGCGCCAACCTCTTGTTTCATAGCATCGAGTTTATCGAGAGCGAGTGTTTGCATCTGTGTGTTCACATAATCAGAAAGATCTTTCTGACCAGCAAACAATGCATTAACGATATCAAGAGAAGGTTGGGAAGGCATAATGTTAATTAATACTATTACTATTTAGATGTTTCCTTTTTCGTAATCTTTTGGATCTAATCCCTGCTCCTCTTCCTGTTCAGGTTCGGGTGGCATCAGAGACATTTCCATTTGCATTTTCTCCATCTGTTGCATCTCAGCAGGAGACACAATCAGACCAGCCTCAACCTCTTCCTGCATCTGCTTGTCGATTTCTTGGAACTCAGCATCAGATTGCCTGAGGATGTTGCGTCGTAGGTATTCCAGAGAGAAATACTTACCAGCATAAGGATCCATTTGTTGAAGAAGTGCGAGACGTTCTGTCATCACCTCCTTCTCTTTCATCTCAGCAAAGTAGTTATCAGCGATAAAACTATACTGGATGTGCTCTTTCATATCATCCCACTCATCAAGTGTGATGACACCTTTGAGAACAAGTTGAGTTCTCAGAAGATCACTAAACAAATCACTAAACTTTTTGCGAAGTCGTGTAACAAATTTTTGGAACTTAACTTCGTCTCTTGTGATCTCGGCACTACGACCGACATTAAAACTGCTTTCAGATTCTAAACGTGACTCAGGTACGTTGAGTGAGCGATATAGTTTCTTCTGGAAATACTTGACATCTTCCAACTCACCTAGGTTTTGTCCACCTGGCAGTGTGGTGATCTCAGTACCGCGTCCACCTTCACGTCTTGGCAACCAGAAATCTTCCAGCATAGACATGAACTTTTTGTCATCACGAATCTCACCAGTGTCAGCGTTATACACCAACTTGTTACGATAGCGAGACATCACTTCACGTAGGTATTGCTCTGCCTTTTGCTTAGGCAGATTACCAACATCAATATAAAAGATGCGACGTTCAGGTGCTCTGGACAAACGATAGATGACCAGAGAGTCCTCAATCATTCTAAGTTGATTGAGTGCCTTAATTGCTTTGTGAAGATGGGATAGCACGTAGTTGCGTTGCATATCCAACTGACCAGAGTGGCAGTATGTGATAGCATCTGGTGCAACTTTGATCCCGTTATTCTCATATCCTTTCAGACCTTTCGGTGAGTAGATATAATACTCAATCGATTTAGGAACAATCGATGTGATCTGTGGGTCAATGAGTTGTGCGCGATCCTTAGGTTTGTCAAATTCAACAACCTTTTTGATCTTGCGTGGATCGATATACCTTAACTCTGTGATACCAGCAGCAGGGTTCTTAGTATCAATCATCTTATGATAGAACAAGCGTCCATCGATATACCACCTACGGAAGATATCGTATGCTTTTCTATCAAAATCTAGAAGCACTAGAACATTAACGAACTCTTCTCGGATTCTATTTTTCAGAGTCTGAGAGACTTTCAAGTGTTGGAGGTCAATATCCACGGGGTGATCATTCAGATCCCCAGCAATCGCTTCGTTGACAACATCATTAATAGCAGCATCCGCTTCTGGATGCAAAGACATCTCACGATATCTACCGATCAAATCTGCTTCGCTTGCTTTGTTAGCAGCGTCACCCATCTCAACATATTGTCCGAAGTGCCCACCAGCAGAAATTGGTTGGGCAGCATCGTCTGATTCTTTACGAACAAAAGAAGGACCAGTTGCCTGACCCTTCTTACGATCTAACGAATAACCAAATAGTTGAGACATCAATTGAAAG